CAACGCGGTATTGATGTGGCCAGTATGCGGCTTGCAAAACATACGCAAGAGCGCGCTGGCAGGTCCTCGCTAATAGAGGCAGGAGAGTACCGAAGCTCTCCACTTAATTTTCTCCTGATGGGGTGAACGGCAACACAGACCGCCCTTGGCACCGGCAGTTAATTTCCTCGCCCGGCCAGATAAAACGCTGCACCGCTGAATCCCACATCCCCTTAGCAATATCGTACCGCTTACCGTTCATGGCGACGTGCGTAGGCCGTGGCGTTCTCCCTGCATGGCTGTGCATCCAGATCGATTCCTTAATTCCTAGTTCCTGCTGTCGAGCCTTCTGGACTATGCTGTTCGCCTTATTTGCCTGATCTCTGGCGATAAGCACAGCCCTGTTCGCCGCGACGTGGTAACGCGCCCGAATCTCCGCCGCCATAGACTTGAGATCGCGCCCCGCCGCATAGTTGCGCATCACGATACCCTCAACCTCTTGCAGGTATTGCGCCGGTATCGACTTGATTAACCCCACATTCTCCGCCAGGGACGCCTCGAACGCATCCCGCATGGCCGGAGTCATAGTGAACTCAATCGACCAGCCGGCCTCGCGTAGAGCCATTCGCATAGCCGCGCTGGTGCCCCTGAATTGGTTCTTGAGGAACGACGCGGCAACCTTGGGAGCCATGTCGTCAAACTTACCCTGCCAGCGTTCCGCCAGCTTCCTGAACTCGAACTGCATCTGCTCTGCCGGGGTTGAGTCGGACGCTAAAACGGGCGGCGCGGCCTTGCGCTGTGCCTGGAGCCAATACTCCACAGAATCGGCCATCTCCCTCATGAGAGCGGTCATGCGTCGCTGATACCGCTGCCGGATACCGGCATTGGGCCAGATAGCGCGGATTGCCTTCACTTTGCTGGCTTGCATGGTTCACTCTTCGGCGGGAAGCCGAGCATAGGGTGTGTCGCTTTGACAATCAGGTGAATGTCCACTAGTTCCAGTTTCGTCAGCGGCCTTGGCTTGCGCAATATGAATGTGTCGTTGCTCATGCTGTCCCCCTTCCAAGTTGCGCCTGCTCCTCCGCTTCATCCGGCGGCGCTATCTCCTTGCTTATATCTATTCCCTGGTAGCCCGACTCTGGGTCACGAGCCAGCCGCTCGCGCTCTTCTTGCGCGTCGATCACCCCGCGGTCAATCAAGTTCCCGGCTCGGATACTGTCGTTGACGCGGATGGTCGATTCCTGCTCTTCCGTCATTTCGTACAGCGGTACAAACTCAAACGTGATTTCCGGGTCAATCGCTCCGTACATCGACATCTGAACTATCTTGAACATCTTGTCTATCGCATCACGCCAGTGCGCCTCTTGCTGGGCGTGAATGTAGTCGTACCAGATGCGAACCTCGCCCTCGGCCACATTGCCAAAGCCTGATGGAGTAATGCCCGTTAGAACGGTTGACGGCATCCGTGACACCACGCAAAGCTGCTCAAGCGCCTGGGCCTGCAATTCGTGTAAGCCACCCAGCGGTACAGCTAACTGCTCAAGCTCTTCGCGATCCTTGTCCAGAGCCATAACGCCTTTATTGCTTCGCGTGGCCGTGAATAACTTGATACGGGCGAACAGGTTTGAGCCATCATCCCCGCCTGTGAGTACTTGGTCCATTGCGGTCTTGAGAACTACGATAGAAAAGTTGTTGATGAGGTCAGAAACGCTCTGCCGAGTACGCAGCCAATTATTGACGTAAGGCTCCGCACGTTGCGAAAGACTCATACCGGAGAAGTTGAACGCGGGCTTGAAGATGTCGGGCACTTCGTGTGTGATTGTGACGATTAGCCGCGATGCGTCCCAATGCTCACCCATGACCCACCAACTATCCGGCCTGTAGAAGTTCGGGCTGGAGGGCGTCAGGGAGTTGTACATCAGCGGCGTAGTCCAGATCGGATCGACGTTATTGAATCCAATAAGGCTGTCTTTCTTGACTGTGCGCGGGTCGATGATGAGCGGCGTCTTTAGGTCTGCCCCTTTGATATTGATGAGAATCTGCCCCGTTCCGTAGAACGCATCATGTTCAGCAGCCTTGCGGATGATGCCCTGAATTCCAAGTGCAGTGAACGCCTGCTCAATCTCCGTGATCTTCGTCTTGGTCGATTCATCTTCAGTGTCCGTGCTATTGAATTTAATCCACTTGCGCGTCAGTTCCGTGGCCAGCGCCGTTGCCATGTTGCGGTACTCCGAGCGCAAAGCCAAGAGCATCAGGTACGGATAGCCGGGGAAGCCTTCGATATTGCTGTAGGCATAGAGTTGTGAGCCGAACTGAGGCCCAGCGTCCATTGCCAGACGCGCACACTCGTAACCCGGCTCTGAGTCCATGGCCACCTGGGGAGTGACCCCATGCGGCGCTACTCCCTTCGGTATCACAGGGATGCGGATAGGGTAGTGGACGCGCTCGACTGGCTCCTCAAGAGCTAACCGAATCGCAGACGGGCTGATTCTCTGCGTTGCAAGTTCGTTACTCTTACGTTTCCTTTCGCGGTAACGGCGGACACGATCACGGCTGCTTGACGGCTGCTCGGTAGGCTTTTCGTTTTCCATTAAAGGCTCACTCCGAAACGATTATGCACTAATTCTCTCATTTCGTCACGCAGGTAGTATCCCTCAGCGAAGAAATCGCCTAAGCGTGTCCAACCGTTACGAAAGTCAAACGGACGTGACCCACGCCAGCATGGGAAGCTGCTCCGCACACCGTCGCGCAAGGCAATCTGGCTCTTGGAATACATCACTGGCATAGGCTCGGCCAGCATTTCCTCTTCTGTGCGTCGATACCTCATTGCGCCCTCATTGCCGCATCTAGCGCGGCTTGGTTGATATTGAGCGATGACGTTACAGGCGACGCAAACGCCATAACAAACGCATCTGCCAGGTTAGGCGACGGCACACTCCCACCGATCCGCGTAGACTTTGCCAAATCTTCCTTGCTCTCCACCTTCACCCTCCCGTTACGGTCAAAATCCCGCTTTGGTGTTGATAGTTCCGTTTTCAGTTTCTCCAGATGCGGCATATCGCTCGAAATGCTGATTAGGTCATCGTCTCTATACTTCTCCCCATGGTGGATTGCGTTGTAGGTATTGCGAAAACGGTCTGCAATTCCCCACCACGTCTGAGCTTTGAGGTTGCAGAAATAGTCCTTGTTCTTGATTCTGTCCTGCCTATCACTCACATAATACTCTTCGGGGCGCTCTACTGCGCTACCTGCATTGAACTTGGCATACCTCACCCGCAAATGCTTGTCTCGGACCTGGTTAAGCTCGTCAAACTTCGCTCCGGCGGAAGCTCCCACACCGATGCTGTCGTACCGGATGTCTGCCTTCCGCGCCCCAGCCGCCAGGAACGTGCGAGTGCATGACTTGAGCAGTTCATCCTCACGCGCCCGCCACTCGTCAGACCATAAGGCCACGCTGCCGTGAGCGTAGACGTTAGCGCAGGCGTCCTCTCCGTCATCTGCCACATCAAATCCGATGGTGTGCTTGCCTGTAGCCTCAAAGCCTAGTTTGATATGCGCATCAATGGATGCCTCAATCCAACTGCGCTTGATGACTGTGCCCTCTGTGTCCTCACGCGGCTCCCCAAGGTAGATGTGCCGATAATCCTCCTCTGACTCCAAGCGCGTCCGCTCAATTATCTCAAGCATCGTGTGCGACACAAACGGATTCTCGTCATAGTTGATCTTGCGCAGAATATAGCGAGTAGGAGGATTGACCACGAATCTCTGATAGGCGAAGTCACTGGCGAACATCGGATTAAAGATGAGCCATATTTGCGACCCCTCTTTACGGATAGTCGGCTCCAATACTTCCCACTGCTCTTTCGTGAGAAAATGCGCCTCCTCAATCCAGAGAACGTCCACATCCTCAAGCGATCTAATTTCCTGTAGATTGCGGGCCAGCCCATAGAATATAAACTCACTGCCTGTGGTTTTATGAACGATTGACCGATCTGTAATATCGAACTCTGCCGCCAGCCCAAACCGTTCTATTTGCAGCTTGAGGACCGTGTAGACCGACTCCGCTATTTTGTTCTGGAATTGACGCGCACAGCAGAAACGGACTTTGAGAGTCGAGGCCAGGAAGATTGCAAACCCGGCAGCGTCCCAGGACTTCGAGCTTGAACGCCCCCCGAACAGTACCCGGCCACGCGCCGGAGTTGTCCAAAATTCGCGCAAACATGGATTTAATGTTGGGAGTTGGGCTATCGCGCTCATTTCGATGGCCTACACATTCCGCAAGAGCAATTAGGCGCATGGGCCGGTCTGGTAATGTGGAAAGGTTTTGGTCGGGGTTGCGAGTCTCCCTCGTCGGACTGTGACCGCACTCGCATCAACGGCTCCGCAGCCGCCGTTCTTTTTATCCGTCTGTCCTCTCGGCTCTGGATTCGGGCGTTTGAACTATCCCCCGATAGGCGCATGACAATCACTTTAGACCGGCTGCGATCTTCCGCTTTGGCTTGAGCATCAATAGCCGCGAGTAGCGCATTAGGAATTCTCATGGAAATAAGTGATGTATCACACATGACGTTCTTGCTTCTAAAGCACAGAACATTGAGACTAGGGCGAAGTTCAAGTATAAATTCCCGTTCCTTTTTGTCGATTTCGCAAGCCGGGAACTCTCGGTATTCAGCATGATGAGCTATTTTCCCATGAATGTGGTTTTTACATCTCCGTCTCATGTTCAAGGAACTCCCTACATATAAGCAAGTTCCGTCCTTATCGTAAAAAATATAAATTCCGGGAGAAGCTGGGGCGAGTGATAGCTCTTTGAATTCCATGAATACATTGTATCACTTCTTTTCGGCCAGCCCCGCGTAGAAATCATTAAGCGAACGCACGACGATTGGCCCACCATCCGCGCCGGTTACCTCTGTCTTGTCTGTAAATAGCTTCAAATGCTTGCCGAGGCGCTCAAGGTTCTGCCCCTTGTCGGCCAGCTTGATCTTCTTGCACAGCCCGTATGCGTGTTTCTGATCGCCTGTCCCCTCAAATAATTCCGTGACTTCCAGTCCAGCAACAGCCATACGCGTCACATCGTCAATGTCTGCGATTTGCTTCATGCTGCCGTCAGATTCGAGCAGCGCCCCCGGATCGTAGAACGCGAGTTTGGCGAGTTCTTGGAGAACGCGGTCCGCCGTGATCTCCAACCGCGCAAGCCGTTTCCCTGTCTTTTCAGCAATTTGCGCGGATACTCTAACATTTCCCAACAACCGCGGTCCCTGTACCCCGGCAGTCTTTTTGCTGTAACCAGCTCTAATTGCTGCGTTTGTAGCGTTCATGTCGATGAGATATTCAGCTACGAATCGCGCCTGCCGATTTGGGAGACCTTTACTCATTGCTAAATTGTACATCCTTAAGCGTACTCAACTTGACCGTTTCGCTCATGGCGTGATTATAGCGCGTTTTCCTCCCCAATCACATATTTGACAACAAAGCAGCTATGTGCATACAATCCCTCTATGGACGATAAAACCGTATCAGCGGTGATGAGCTACCTGGGACGCAAAGGTGGGAGACCTCCTATCATGCGTCCTTGCCCCAAGTGTGCCCGTACAGTGAGTGCCAGAGCTATGCAGTACCCCTGTCCCGCACACACATCGGCAGCGACTAGGAGATCGCCTGAAAAGATTTTCACCCGCGTAAACACTGAGCGAAACTGAGTTATTCACAGTTTTTGCACAACTAGATGCGATATTGCACTTGACATACAAAGCCGTTTTGTATACTCTTTAATCATGCAAGGGAGGAAACAAAAATGACCGACTTCGCTCACCTGGACGCCCTGCAACAGTCGCTATATCGCGAAGAGGCACGGCTAGGCGCGGCTAAGACTGAGCGCGAGAAGGCTTTCCGTGTACGCTGCATCGCCTCAAAACGCAAAGAGATAGCCTTCGAGAAAGAGCACTTGAAGTCAATTGAATTGGATGCGTTCGCAGAGATCGAGGCAATGACCACCGATGAACTTCTTAACGAACTGGAGGATATCCAATGACGGCATCAGAGATCAGAAGAATGAAAATCGGATTCGAGCACAATGTTCTACCCGGAGAAGTCTTTTCCGCTTTGGCTTTGATTGAAATTGCAGCGCAACTTGCTGAAATGAATCAGGCAAAGAAGAAGCTAAAACCTGACACGCTCGGTCCTTATGTCAAAGCGCGTGAACAGCTTGCTGAGGAAGAAAATAGTTACGTTGCCTATCTCTACTTCACCCACCCAATATCGGGAGAGCCTGTACTTAACATCGGCGATTCCGATACGCCGGGATCTTTCAAGGTGTTCCGGAGGCGGATGTGACTGGCTATCCACAGTCTGATCACCAGCCCGCGCCCATCCGGTATGGTGGGCAACCCGCCCGCAAGGGCATGAAAGGCACAGAATGAACCGACAAGAGCAATTGGACCGCCAATGGCACGATACAGGCTACGAGGATATGGGCATAGGCTTCAAGCACGAGCCTACCGACCCGCGTACAGACGGCATCCCGTATGACCTCAGCAAGCCCATCGCGCCGTCAGACGATATGGGTGGGCTTGTCGATCACGAGTGGATACGCAAAAACCAGTACGAAAGCGATCTCCTTGCGCCAGCCCGCGGCTGTCTCATCGGCTGCATCTTGGGCATGATTATCTGGGCGCTCATCTTTTGGGGCGCCTATGAGTGGCTGAAATGACAACCGTGAAAAACTCACCTACGAAGAGAGAAATATGGACATCAAGAACATTTACGATGTAGTAATCTTTACGTCTGCCGCGCTTAGCATCAAAAATGCGGTGGTTGAGGCTATCAATAAGAAAGCCGACCTGTGCGAAGCCAACCTGAGCGGAGCCAACCTGAGCGGAGCCAACCTGAGCGGAGCCAACCTGTACGGAGCCAACCTGTACGAAGCCGACCTGTACGGAGCCGACCTGCGCGAAGCCAACCTGAGCGGAGCCGACCTGCGCGGAGCCAACCTGAGCGGAGCCAACCTGCGCGAAGCCAACCTGCGCGGAGCCAACCTGAGCGGAGCCAACCTGCGCGAAGCCAACCTGAGCGGAGCCGACCTGCGCGAAGCCAACCTGCGCGAAGCCGACCTGAGCGAAGCCAACCTGCGCGAAGCCGACCTGAGCGGAGCCAACCTGCGCGAAGCCAACCTGCGCGAAGCCGACCTGCGCGGAGCCAACCTGTGCGGAGCCGACCTGTGCGAAGCCAACCTGAGCGGAGCCAACCTGTACGGAGCCAACCTGCGCGAAGCCAACCTGCGCGAAGCCGACCTGAGCGAAGCCAACCTGCGCGGAGCCAACCTGAGCGGAGCCAACCTGCGCGGAGCCAAGAACCTCGACCCGCTGGCTATCGCCCGGCTGCAATTCATCCCCCCAGAAGGTGGATTTATAGGTTGGAAGAAGTGCCGCAACCAAGTGATTGTCAAGCTGTGGATTCCAGAAGATGCGAAGCGCAGCCACGGCACAGAACGTAAGTGCCGCGCATCGAAGGCCCAAGTTTTGGAGGTGTTCGGAGCAGAAGTAGGTGTTTCCGAATTGCAAACGGAAGTGGTCTACCGCAAAGGCGAAACAGTTACACCCGACAGCTTTGATGATGATCGCTGGGATACCTGCTCAAACGGCATCCACTTCTATCTGACGCGGGAAGAGTCTGAGGCCCACTAAGCCATGACCAAACGCATCCAAGCCGTGCCCCTGGCCGTACTCCACCTGCTTGCAAAGTGGGCGCTGGAACGCCTCCACGCTATCAAGGAAGGGAATCATGCGTAACCTCGACCTAACCCTTAAAGCGATTGTCATTCTGGCGGCGCTCTACTTTGCCCTAGAAACAATCCCCACCATCGCGGCATTTGTTGCCGTGCATTGAAAGGATTACGAAAATGCGACCAGGTGAGAGATTAGACCGCGCCAACGGAACTATGCCCTACCGCGAAGAATCACGGAGCCTTGACCCGCGAGAGGTCACGATTAAACCCGGCTGGAATGTACGCGACATGACCAGCACAGAATCCCGCGAGTGGATTGCCACACTGAAAGCGTCGATCGCGGCACGTGGACTCGATGAGCCTATCTCAATCAGGTACGAGCGCAAAACAGGCGTGGCTACCCTCGTCGACGGTCAGTGCCGGCTCATCGCTTGCCGGGAACTTTGGAATGAAGGCAACAAGGTTTGGGTTAAATCCAAGGTGGTCGATGGCGACGAGGCGGAACTCACCATCAAATCCCTCGTCTACAACTCAGGCCAACCGCTCACTCAATGGGAAGTGGGAGCCGGGTGCCGGAGGCTGATCGGCTGGTCATGGTCAGTACGCGATATTGCCGCCCACATCTGCAAGCCAGTGCGGTACGTCACCGAGGCTCTTGCCCTCCACAACGTTCCAGTGGAAGCCAAAGCCATGCTCGCCGCCGGCGAAGTCACCCCAGGGGCCGTACTCCACGCCGTCAAGGAACATGGCGCCGAGGCCGCGGTGAAAGTCCTCAAGCAAGCTGTCGCCGCGCGCCCTGCACCGGCCAAGGCCGCCCAGGCGACGCTTCCCGGTACTCCGGTGCCCAAGGCAAAGAAGCAAAAGCCAGTAACCCGCGAGAAGAAGCCGTCTGTCCGCGAAGAGGCGCTGAAAGCCGTGGAGCCACCGAAGCCGGTTGACCAAGGCAAATTCTTCAATCTGGCCGTCGATTGTCTCCGCCATGTCATTGCCGATGACCTGCCGTTTGACAAGATTGAAACTCTAGCCTTTGCAGCACTCGCCGCAGCTGGTCTGAAAAAGTAGTATACTGAAATTGTCCGCCGCCTCCTGCGCGTGGATTAAGGTGCTCCGGCTCGCTACCGGGACCGCAAGTGGCAGGGGATGTTTCTCAAGGCATCCCCGCCAGCCTCACCTTGAGAGGGTAGAATGACGAACTCTTGGTTACGTCTGTGGCACGATCTTCCAGATGACCCAAAATGGCGCACCATCGCTCACATCGCAAACGAACCCATCGCAACAGTTCAGGCGGTCTATCTCCGCTTGCTGGTTTCAGCTTCACAAGCAGAACCACGCGGCGAGGCTCACATTAACCCCGTGGTCACAGCCTCAGCCCTCGACATTGAAGCCGATAGCATAATCCGTATCCTTGAGGCCATGCAGGGGCTTGTTATGGACGGCGATCACCTAACCGGATGGGAACGGCGGCAGCCGAGCAGAGAAGATTCTAGCGCCGAAAGAACTAAAAATTGGCGTCTGCGTCACAATGCGTCACAAACAATCGGTGACGCACGCTCTGTTTCTGTGACGCGCAAGCAAGAACGAAACTCTCCTTTTAATCAATGAAATCAAACAGATACAAACTTTTATCATTCATCGGCGCTTTTGCTTTTCGGGCTTTTTAGGTCTGCGTCTACTCTTATCTTATCTAGAGTCACGGCGCGTCACAATGCGTCACGTGACGCAAATGAGCGTCACAATGTGACGGAAGGGCTTTTATGGAAATCGGAGATCGCGTAGTGCGGAAGCAAAACGAGCAGAAAGGTTATATCCACGACGTTAGGCAGGGGCGCATCATTATGGTCAATGTTCGATGGCTCGGTGGTGTAACGGCGGGTGAATGGCTACCAGCCGAAGAGGTTCGCGTATGGGACAAGCTGCCACTGCCACCATTACCTGCCCCGAAGCGGCGCAAGCGATGGCACAAAAACACGTTGAGGATGTGACTATGACTAAGAAGTCGAAATGGAAAAAACTCAGACCGGACAGCAACGAAGCCCTTGAAACCGCGCTCTTAGATGAACGGAAACTGACAGCCCGGTGGTATCAGCGCATCAATGGAACGGTTGCATGGGAACCGGGCGAAAGAGAACGACTGTACGCCCTCATGGAATCTCAGTCCGACATTGTTGACCGCCTTATTCAAGAGAACGCAGTGGAACAGTTCGCGGCTCTGCCGGATTGCTGACCCGCATCACCGGCTCGTTCCGAGTATCAGCCGCCGTGCCGCCGTGGTCTTGCACGCTTCCAGCTGTCTCATCCGATATTCAGCGGATTTTATAATTGTTCCGTTGGTGTCCTGCACATATTTTCTACTCAGCAACCATGACGGCAAAGCAGCCGCACATCGTAGAGCTGCTACTTGAGATTGAATCATGCTATTGCCGCCTCGTACCGTGCAGCATACTCGCTTTTTACAAGGTCTATGATCTTCTCCATAGCCTTTGGGCGGCTGCAATCCTCCGCCAGCATAACCATTTCAACTACAGCTTCCCACTCATCAACACCCACTGGAGGCATGAGGACCACTTTCTCAAAGTGCTGGCCGTAATCTTTGGTCAGTACCGCCTCGAATCTGTCTTTGGTCATTTCCCTTGCGGCCTTCAAAACAGCCTTCTTGCCCCGCACTCCGCTGGAAACCTGTCTCAACACCTTGAGGTTTGCTCCGGTGACTTCCGTCAACTCCGCCATTGGAAGATCGTCAAGAGCCTCTTCCGTCTCCCACGCTTCTTTCGCATAACGGTACGACTTCGGCCAAAGCGATTTTATCCACCGCTCCATGCTGGCGAATGGCTGGTCAACGTCCGGGTCCAGGTCGAGCTTCCATAGCTCCAGCTTCCGAGCTACCCGCAAGGCACGCATCCGAGAGTGGAATACTCCCTCCTCTGCCCCTTCCATGACCCGCATTGCCTGTTTTACAGCCAGCGCAGCATAGGCGACAGGCTGAGAGGTCAACCCCTCAAAGTCGAAGGCTGTAATCGAATCCAAAGTCTCGGAAAATGTTTTCATATCTCCGTCTCCTTGTAGATCTGCCGCGCTCTGGCAATCATCTGCGGAACGACGTTAGGGTTGCCGCCGACACTCACAACAAAGCGCGGATCATTTACGAACCATCCGAGCGCACGCCGCAAGACAACAAGACGCACGGCTAAATGTCCAGCCGCCCTCTCTTCCTCTGGAAGCGCCGCTAAAAGCAATTCCTCAGTTACTCCCTCTGCAACTTTCATTGTCATGGTTGGTTCCTCTCAGGTAGGCATTTCCATAATTCGTCAATTCCGTACTCGGCGATGATGCGCTCAACTCGCTCTTGACGCCGCCGATAATACGCTTCCACAGGGTATAGTTTACGCCTCAAGTCTGCAATTTCAACAGCCGTATTTCGTTCTGCCGCAGCCCAATAATTCCGCTTTCCCGGCTCGACGGCTTGGAGCATAATAAACAGCCCGTGCCGACGCTCTAGTATCTCCAGCCGCTCCAAGTCAGTCTTGCGCTGCTCCCACTCCGGGTTCTTGCGAAACTCATTCAGCGCCAAGTCTCGCACCCGCAGGCCCATCGCTGAAAGAATCTCATCTCGTGTGCAGCCCGCAAAGCATTTCAGCATCACCCATCCATCTTTACTCTCTCGCACACTGAGGCTTCTATTACGATCTGCGTGGTTATGCAGCCTTGTTGGGCAACGGCACATAAAGCCCTTCCCGGCCTTGACGCCGTGGAGTTGCTTCGCAATGGCGGAGGCGGTCACTTGAATAACTCTCGAATCCTTTTATTGTCGATTGCGGCTGATACCTGCCCTTTGGTTGCCCCTGGCGGTACAGCGATCTTCAAAATTCTACAAAGACCGAGTTGCTTTTCGGTCGGCGGGTCGCCGCGCCATTTTACATCCCGCTGGAGGTATCCTTTCACTCCGCCATGGTCCATAATCCACCTGTCGGCGAGGTTCATGGCTCCCGGCAAATTCTGCGAACTCAACTCCGCCACCACGTCTCCCACCCGCCCACGTATCTGCCACTCTTCGCGCAAATCTTTTGTGATGGTCACGAGGTCGCGGTTTACGGCGATGCAGTACCCCTCTGCCGACTTTCTCCACGCCAGTTCTGAGAGCCTGCTAATCTCCGGAGGATAGTTCACTTGGAACAGGGAGATATTCTTCGCAAGAGATTCCAACTGGTCCAGGCTCTTAACGTCTTGCACGTTTGCCGTGGGAAACTCTGCGGCGATGCGGTCCAATTGCTGCTTTGCTACCGTATACTTTTCGCCTTTGAGATCCAAATCTTTTGGCAATCCAAGCAGCGTGGAGATAGTGGTCAGCGAGTGTTTTGCGCTGTTATCCACCACATCAATCACGGTGCAGGATTCCTTGCCTTCAAAGATACGCGTACCACGCCCCACTTGCTGGACATATCGCAATTCACTTTTCGTAGGCGCCGCGGATACGATGCACTCAATTTGCGGGTCGTCATATCCGATTCCGAGAACGTTGCAGTTACAGAGCACATTAAACTCGCCCGTCTTGTGGCCGCGAATCTTTTGATGCCTGTCCGGATCGTCTCCCCACACTGCCTGTGCCGGCTCTCCATGCGCTGTGAACGCCGCCGCCAGGTCGAGCGCGTGTTGAATGTCTACCGTGAAAATCAGCGTCCGTTTTCCAAAAGCGTGCTTGTACCACTCTTTTACGATGATGGCGTTCCGGGCCGGGGTGTTCACTTCCTTCTCCAATTCGTCTACTGCGAAGTCGCCGGCGCGGGTGTGAACCTTGTCTAGTTGAGCTTTGCCGTTCACGCGGTATCCCACGAGGTCGCACAGCCAGCCGTCCGCAATGCCTTTTTGGATTCCCATGTCGAACACAATCATGTCGAAGAGTTCTTTCAGCCCCTTGCCGTCCGTGCGGTTTGGCGTAGCGGTAATGCCAAGGAACAGGGGCCCGTCCGCGTCCGGCTCCAATAGACCAAAGTGTTTGTAGACTCGCTTGAACGAATCTGAAATTCCAATGTGCGCCTCATCTTGGATGATGCAGTCGAAGTCGGAAGGAATGAACCGCTTGATTCTCTCGGACCCCTTCCGGCCCAGTGTCGGCACGGAAGCTACTACAAAGTCGGGAGGATAGAACCCATCAAGGTCCGCGTAGCTCCCTGCCATTTCCACGGCCACACGCAGACCGGGGTTCCACTTCAGCATTGCGTTCGCCGCTTGCACGGCCAGCGTTTCCATGTGGACCAAAAATATGACTTTCTTTTTGAATCCGTGGTGAATCCGCAGGTTAGCTGCGATAGCTGTTTTGCCCAGTCCTGTAGCGAGTACGGCGAGTTGCCTGTTCACGCCGCCCTCATAACTTTCCAGCGAACGGCGCAAACAATCTTTTTGGTAATCGCGTAATTCCAAGGGATTCTTCTTTCTATAGAGGAAACAGGGCGGTCCCCTGATGAGAAACCGCCCCATCCTACGCCCCTCCTCGGCGCTTACAATAAGTTGAGTTGTTCCTGCCAGCCGAGTGCGAGCAGGGCCGCGTCGATGCCTTTCAACTCATCGACGGCGCCGTCTCGGATCGCTATGAGTTTGTCGCGTTGGATAACCAAATGCCGCGTTCCAATGGCGATGTGCCGCGGCGTCTTCTTTGGTGCTGTTTCGGGTTCAGTCTTCTTTGTGGTCATGGTACTCCCTTTCAAGATAGTTTGGTTGCGGTGAACTTGCCTTTGATGTTGCAAGTGAAGATGCGATAAGCGAACGGGCTGTGGCGCAACTTCATGAACTCGGCTTCCGGCACTCCGGGCCCGTAACTCCATTTCGCCGTTTTGAACTGACAGACCAGCGTTCCGGTGACAGGATCGTACCCCACGGCAATCAGTTGATGGTTTGGGTCGGTGACGCCGTGCATGGCTACGTCAGGCGCGCGCTCCGGCTCCGGCGAGGGTTTGGGCACCACCGCAACCGGCGGAGCCTCCCGCGTCTTGCACGTCACACAATGCCTTACCGCGAGGCTCTTGAATCCGGGCATGGGGTCCATGACAATTTCATAATCCCCCGGCGCGGTCCAGACCTCGACATCCAATGTGCAGACAGGGCAGCGTTCCCATTTCAGGTATTCGTAGCCCGCCGCGAATAAAGCCTCTTGGTTCGTCGGAAATGGCATGGCTATCCTCTTCCAGAGCCATCGCCATCGCCAGAGCCATAGCCAGAGCCATCGCCATAACCATAGCCATCGCCATAGCCATAGCCATAGCCATAGCCATCGCCATAGCCATAGCCATCGCCATCGCCAGAGCCAGAGCCAGAGCCATCGCCATAGCCATAGCCAGAGCCATAGCCAGAGCCATCGCCATCGCCAGAGCCATAGCCATCGCCATCGCCAGAGCCAGAGCCAGAGCCATCGCCAGAGCCATAGCCAGAGTTAATTAGCTTTTCCATACCGGCACATCCTTGATTGAGGTCTCCGCTTCCGGAGTTACATCAAGAATTTCAATTGCTTCAGTAAGGGTGACTGACGGCACAGCCACCGGAAATTTGCAGTCACGCGGTTTCGATGTCCCCGATACCGCAAGTTGCGAGAGCGATGCAGCGCCAGCCCAATACCAGAGCCTCCGGGCGTTGGCGAGTTGTACTTCCTTCCCATCACGGGAAACGAGCGTCCCGGCAAATACACCGGCGCTGTAGGTGCGAACGATTACATACTTTCCTTTGCTTTTCGGTTCCATTGTTTCTCCCTTTCATTCAATACTCGATGGTTACGTGTGGAATGTGGCCTGCAAGAATAGCCTTCAACACCGCAAGGGCTTCCCGGCGAGTAATAGCGCATCCCATGAGTGCTTCGACGACCTCAGCATTGATGGCTTGCTCGCGTGTTTCATGCGAGAGCGGCACAAGCGGAGTCGGCGCTACAATCTCCGTCAACTCTGGCTGGTCATCCACTTCTTTCTCGACCGGATAAATGATGTCGTACAACTGCTCCGCAAGTTCCTCGTTGACCGGCCTTTTCAGTTCCGCAATCACTTCCTGCCGCGTCTCTACCTTTGCTGCGTCTACTGCCGCCTGAATCTTCTCAGCGGCGAGCTTCTCGGCAGCGGAAGCTACTCGCGCATCTTCCTGCCGCTTCTGTTCTCGCTCCGCTTCGTCTTTCTGGCGCTGTATATTCGCCGCCCTCAGCTTCTCCAGTTCAACCCGCTCCGCCTCGGCCGTCTCCATTGATGCCAGATTAGGCTTGAGAACCCGGAGAACGGCAACTATCGCACTTTCCGCAGATACCTTGAACTCTTGCATGGTGGATAAGTCAAAGGCTTCCAGTTCCGCAATCGCCGCGCTCAGCGAAGAGATGTCGGGATAGAACGTCTGCTTTGCCATGATGCCCGACACAATGCCGCTCAGAGTGGTTTTGCGCGTCTCCTCTTCCTGCTCCCACGCCGTCAGCGGTGCCAGAACCTCATCTTCAATTCCGCCGACGACCAGTACTAACCGGCGCTTCTCGGTGTCGATGGCCGCGATCTTGCGCTTGGTTGCCCCGGTCAGTTCCTTGGCCCGCGCCTCAATGCCGGTACGCAGCTTTTGGAGTGGCCGCGCAAACCGCTTGAGTTCCGTGCGCTTCGGCTCGGTGGAGATGTCGTATTTCTTCGCCTCTGTCAGCCAGTCCGAGCGCATGGTTGCCAGTTGCACGTCTGTGATGGACCCCGGCGAGAACAGCTTATCGTCAGCCATGCCGTCAATCAGGCCAAGGGCTGTGACGGAGGTCGGTTCTTGTTCTAATTCGTAAGGGTTTTCGTCAGTCATTGCACTTTTCCTTCCAAGACGGGTTGACCGTCAATAAACAAAATGTTTTCGATGTTGACGTAGTGCTTTCCCGCCACATCCTTTTCGCTGATCTGGAAGTGACACTCCAGACCAATGCTCTCTTTGAGCAGCGAGAAGAACTTCGTGTCGAAGCAATATCCCTCAGAGCAGCCGTTATGAACGCCGAGGAATGTCACAATCGACTTGGCTTTGACAGCCTTCATCGCCGGAACGTCACCGCTGGCCGGTTTTGCGGGAAGGCCGACAATCTCCTTCACCGCCTTGATTACCGTGGTCAAGCCGTTAGGCGGGATGAATTTGAGTACCCCTACCTGGGGCTGGCTTGCCGCTGGTGAGGCCGCTGGCCGTGTGGTGGGGGATTGGGCTACCGGGGGCGCTTGGGCCGCGCCTGTCGGTTGGTGCGATATTGCATCTGACTCAGAGGGCAGGTCTGGCTCGAAGTCGGGGTCCACAGAACTGTTCTGAACGCCTCTTTCCTGCCCGGTCATTTCCTCGGCGGGTGTCGGCTTGTACCCAGCAAGAACGACTACCCACTTGAAAAGGTTGGAGAGGGCTTTTGCACAGGCGCGGGTCTGAGCCATTGAGCGAAGCTGGAAGAGAGGAGTCGGGGTTTCTCCCACCTGCACCTTCTTCGACTTCGGGCGATTCTTTCCCGGCTTGTTAGGATTCGGCTCCCAAATCTTATTACCTTGAGCATCAAGCACGTCCTGCCACTCGTACTTGGGGCGCATCCCCCAATTCTCTTCATCGTTGAGGCACATTGCTTCACCCCGGCTGACTTCGCGCCCGTTGCAGTCAAGAGCTACAGCCGCAGCCTCGAATCCCGACGCTTCGCCGAAGGTGACAAACTTGGTACTCTCCACCTTCGCCGTCACCCCGTAGAATTTCGCCACGGTCTGCCAGTCGCCGCTCTCCAAATACGTCTCGCCGTTGAAGGTGACTTGCTTCTTTTTCCCGCTCACCACCTTCATCAAAGCGGCAGCGGCCTTTTGCGCGTCTGCAAGTACCTGCTCCGGTTCCCGCACAACAGCAAGCGACTCGGCGGGTTGATAGCGCACAATCTGCGCGTCAATCACCGGCAGTTCTTCGCGTGTTTCCAATGCTTCACTCATATTCTGTCTCCTCTGTACAGCGTTGCGTTATCAAACATCTCTCGTAGCTCCATGCTCTCCAGTGTTGCTTTTTCCTCTGGAAACAAGAGCCTGAATCCGTCCACGTAGCGCAAATCACCGCTATCAATAGCCGCAGTGACTATGCGCTGGCCCTCTACTGACTTGAAGTCGATTGCAGGTGTGGTCTGCATGGCTACTCCTGGATATGCGCGTGGTCTGTGGGATGCTCAAAGGATTTCAGCGGGATTTTCGGAGTCTCCGCTTTCACTGTCCCCGGCACGAGAAGAGTTCCCGTGACCTTGGCATACTGGCTGAATGGGTCTTGAGAGCGCTTGATTTCCAGCATATTGTCGGCCAGCCTCTCATCCTCAAACGTGCATTGCACGCGCTCTCCCCACGCATCCTTTTCAGAACTGCGATAGACGATGATGTAAAGTGTCTGTTCCATGTCTTTTCTCCTTCTTTACGGAGTGTTTCACGGGCCGGGGAACTTGTCAAGACCTATTTTACGCTTACACTCGCTTTTTTAGTTGACAGACCTTTATTTGTGTGAAATTATGGTTTCCATGAAGACTTACGACAGACCGCAGGTCAACCAGATGATAAGGACGATGCAAGGTGAACGCTCTCTGCGAACCCTCGCTAAAGAGCTAAAACTTTCGGCGGCTTACGTCTCAGATGTTCTCCGGGGAAATCGAGAGCCGGGGCCGAAGATTCTCGCACCCCTCCATTTACGGAGAGTCAAAACAACGGTTATCTATTACGTGAAGGAACGCGCATGAACGATCTACTCAGCCCGACAGAGCAAGCAATCGTCGCCGTTTTGGTGGCCGTGTTTGTCGGCCTTATCGCGGCGCACACGGTCTGGATTGCCATTAAGAAGTTTCTGCGGTGGCAGGCCGTGAGACGCGCCAAGGCGGATATGGATGCCAGAATGAAGGCCGAGTTTAAGGAAACAATGACAGCCGAGCAGTGCGAAGAGATGCACAAACAGCTATGGCCAGGAGACAGACGATGACAGCAAAGCAGAAGGCGAAGAAGAACGATGCCGAGTGGGATGCTTGCGCGGCGATGTACAAGGCCGTCGCAAAGTATATTCGCATTAAGGGCGGTTCTGTTGCCATGAGTGAGGGTGTACAAATTCAACAATGGCCGGACGCTAAGAAGGGGCATTTTGTTGTGGGCGTGAAGTGTTTTGGAAAGATGCCTCTATTTGTAACTGCGCCGGATGCGGTAAATGAATACTTCCCGAAGAACTGGAAGCCAACACCATGACCCAACCAGAGCGTGAGCAGCAAATCTTTTCTGACATCGCGGCTGACCAACAGCACTGGTGGGCCGAGAAAACAACCAGAATCCTGCCCTCTGAGGTTCCTGATTGGGCGCTGAAACTGGCAATCATAACCGCAATCGTGCTGATGTTGGCACGCTGAAAAGGAGAGACGATGAAGGGCTATAAGGGATTCAACAACAAACTGCAATGCACACCGAACGGCAAGGCGTTTCAATATGAAGTGGGCGAGACCTACACGCATAATGGTCCTGTCACGCTCTGTTCAAAAGGATTCCATTTCTGTGAGCACCCGCTGGACACGTGGAGTTACTACAAGCCTCTAGACGGTAACCGCTATGCGGAGGTCGATGCTGATAACGTATCAACCGAAACGCGAGACGATTCCAAACGAGTAGCGCAATCGCTTACCGTCAAGGCCGAGGTAAAGGTACCCGCGTTGCTTAAAGCTGCCGTGGAATTTGTCTTTAGCAAAGTAAAGAGTTCTCCTACAGTCAGCGCCACGACGGGCAACTACGCTCACAGCGCCACGACGGGCTACTACGCTCACAGCGCCACGACGGGCTACTACGCTCACAGCGCCACGACGGGCTACTCCGCTCACAGCGCCACGACGGGCAACTCCGCTCACAGCGCCACGACGGGCTACTACGCTCACAGCGCCACGACGGGCTACTCCGCTCACAGCGCCACGACGGGCGACTCCGCTCACAGCGCCACGACGGGCAACTCCGCTCACAGCGCCACGACGGGCAACTACGCTCACAGCGCCACGACGGGCAACTACGCTCACAGCGCCACGACGGGCTACTCCGCTCACAGCGCCACGACGGGCTACTCCGCTCACAGCGCCACGACGGGCTACTCCGCTCACAGCGCCACGACGGGCGACTCCGCTCACAGCGCCACGACGGGCTACTCCGCTCACAGCGCCACGACGGGCAACTCCGCTCACAGCGCCACGACGGGCAACTACGCTCACAGCGCCACGACGGGCTACTCCGCTCACAGCGCCACGACGGGCAACTCCGCTCACAGCGCCACGACGGGCTACTCCGCTCACAGCGCCACGACGGGCGACTCCGCTCACAGCGCCACGACGGGCGACTCCGCTCACAGCGCCACGACGGGCGACTCCGCTCACAGCGCCACGACGGGCTACTCCGCTCACAGCGCCACGACGGGC